CCGAAGCGATCTCCTATCAATGTTCGGATTGCTGTATTTAATTCACCTGACAAAACCAGATGGTCCTGTCCGGCCGGTGGCTCTACTACTTTATATTGCAGCATTCCTCTCCATGTTCTTCCACGCAGTGCAACTTTTCGTGTACCGGATATAGATTCGATGTCTCCAATAATTCCCCCATACTCTGTTCCCGGAGCGAATATCCGGCATCTGTATCCCATGCGTTCAGTGTCATAATCTGACACCGCTATCGTGACCTCGAAATCATTTGTGTTTCCAATGTCCATATCTGCCTCCGCACTATCGCACAGTTCTCCGCATTCTTCTCCGGTCGGTTTTGTCGTTATGAAACGAATTTTTGATATTGTGTCTTCTAAGGTGTGGCTGTCCATTTCGGTATACTCCTTTCTTCGATTACAGTAATGTCAAATTCGAATTTTCCCGTCCAGGATACCATCTGTCGCCCCGGCTGAATCTTTTGGAAGAATTCTCTTCCTTTGCTCCTGCAGTGGTATGCGTTCATCTCTTCGCCATTCTTCAGTACTTTTGCGATAGTTCTGGAACGGCTGTCAATTCGAAGATATTCTCCTGTTTCCAATGTAATATTGACCAGATATGTGTTGCTTCCTATCGTGACTTGAGGATTGACAACTGGTCCGTAAATAATCATTTGAAAATTTGATGATGTATAATTCGGATTAATAAGGTAGTTGCTCGTCATTCCGTTCGCGTATCGATACGGATATTTTCCCGGATACCGTTTATTATCACTAGACGTGATTCCATAGCTGTGAAATGTATATGTTTTTTTGCCGATCCAGTAAGGCGTGAACGCTTCTACTGTAGTGTCCACATCTACTGTATAGAATATCTCATCGTACTCTTTCGGATTTAATTCTGTTATATAACATTCCAGATAATAATCTCCCACCCATAGTTTTCCAGGCTTTTTTTCAATGATGTCTATATCTGTTATTTCGTTCAGCTGGTCCATTACATCGCAATATTCTTCTTTTGTATCCGCGTATACTTGCAATGTTATTTTTTTGCTCATTCCGGTCCTATAGAATTTATCCAACTTTTTTCTATTTGCATTTACATTTTCCGTTGCGGAATATTTCCACTCTTTCCCGTATAATTCCGTAATATCCTCGATTACCACTGGCCAGTTATCCAAATCCATCCTGGTTCCATTATTATTTTCATAATATATCATTCAGTAACCTCTCTTATCACTCGTCCAAATTCTCTGCCATTATAGTTCACAGTAGTATGTACTTTTGCCATAGCCATGGCAAGTCTGTCATAGTCTATTGGATCTCTTTCTGTTCTCTGTAATCGTTCCAGTCCTCTTTCAACAGCATCTGCTACATACGTCTGGAGTACTGTGATTGGTGTGACTGCTTCCGGCCCTGCTTCGCCTACTCCCTGCCATCCGAGACGGGTAGGGAATATAGTAGGTTGGTCGAATATCGCTCCTTTTGCGCGCCAGGCGATGCTGAAATGTGGCACTGATGGAGGTGTCAAAGAAAATTTTCCTTCGATATTTATGTGCGGCAGCTTTAAGTCTGGAAGTTTCCAAGAAAAATGAAAAGCACTCTTAATAATTGATATCGCATTTTTTACCGCGTTTCGTGCGCCGTTAATTCTAGTGGTGATTCCACTCTTAATTCCTTCGAATATACTTATCACCATGCTTTTTGCACTGTTAATCGGTCCCGTAATATTGCTTTTTACAGTTTCGAATCCTGCCTTTGCCGATGTTTTCACACCGTTAATTCTAGTGGTGATTCCACTCTTAATTCCTTCGAATATACTTATCACCATGCTTTTTGCACTGTTAATCGGTCCCGTAATATTGCTTTTTACAGTTTCGAATCCTGCCTTTGCCGATGTTTTCACACCGTTAATTCTAGTGGTGATTCCACTCTTAATTCCTTCGAATACGCTTACAACCATCGTAAATGCGCCGCTGATCGGAGATATGATATATGTTTTCACAAGTGCAAATCCGTTTAACACTATTGTTGCGATCGTATCTATAACACCACTGATTCTCGTACTTATTTCATTCCATACCTGTATAACTGTATCTTTGCAGTTCACCCATATGAATTGGAATGGCAATGTGATAATCTGGAACGCTGCCGATATTATTTCTCCAATCAACATAACTCCAACCGTTATAATATTACCGATTGTTTGGAATATTCCCGATACTTTTTCCAATATCGATGCAATTCCATCGCCCACAATTCCGGTGATTATTTGTAATGTATTCGAAATTTTTTCTGCAATACCCGTAATTTTTTCTATGACACCGCTTATAAACGTATCTATGCCACAAATATGTATCAAAGTTCCGAAGAAACCTACAAGTCCTGAAGCAAATCCATCCAGTGCACCTGTTATTTCTCCCCATAATCCACTAAATACTTCTACAATGCCTGTCCCAAACAATTTCAGGCCTGCTTTTGCCAGATTTATATCACCAGTGAACACTCCAACTATCATATCGCCCAGTCCGGACAGTATATCTATAATTCCTCCGACCGCGCCAATTAACGGTTCAATCATGTTTAAGACAGCGCCGAAACCTGCTGCCAGCAGTCCGATTGCCGGTACCAAAACTGCTGCCAAAATTGCGCCGATCGCCTTAAATAGATTTTCAAGCCCAGACAGCTTATCGCTCAGTCCGGATATTGCACTTTTTATTCCGCTTAGTTTTTCATCAATATTGATTTCGTTTAGGAACCCTGTGATAGAACTTTTTGCAGTGTCAATAATTCCTGTTATGAAATCTCTGAATGATTCGCTTTTATTCCATAAGAGAACCATTCCAGCCACCACTCCGGCTATTGCAGCTGTTACTAATAGAATTGGTCCTAGAGCCACTCCTCCAGCCCCTGCCATCGCAACTCCAGCTCCTTCTGCGGCTGTTCCAACTTCTGCTGCCGCTACTGCAGTTCCGGCAAAAAGCCCGCTTATTTTTGATCCAAGTCCAATAACCAAAGATATTCCGATAGACACCTTCCCGATGCCGATCAGTAATGGAGACAATACCGCAACAATTCCCATAATGCCGAGTATCATTCTCTGCTGTCCGCCGTCCAGATCATCAATTTTCTGTGCTAATCCTGTGATTTTCTGTGTCCCTTCCGCAATCATCGGGAGAAAGATATTCCCAAGGGTGATTCCGGCATCATACAGATTGTTCTTCATAATAGCCAGCTTCGACGCCGTCGTTTCATAACGTTTATTCGCTTCATTGGTTAATGCTGTGTTTTCTTCCCAGGCATTCTTTCCAGTGCTGATTGCCGACGTAAACACATCACTTGCATTCGCAGATCTTAGTAATGCATCACGCATTCTCGTTTCTGTGATGCCCATATCATTTAAGACTTTGATAGCGGAGTCGCTTTCTCCTCCGCATTTTGAAAGACCTTCGATGAATGCTTCCAGTGCGCCTGTAGCGTCTTCCTTGAATCTCTTGGAGAATTCGCTGGCGCTCATTCCAGCTACGTCTGCCCAGTCCTTTAACGAATCACTGTTAGTTTCTACAGCAAGCTGCATTTCAATTAATGCTTTGCTGAATGCCGTACCGCCCGCCTGTGCTTCCATTCCAACTGAACTTAACGCCGTAGCCAGTGCAAGAATGTCAGATTCTGACATTCCTACCTGCGTACCTGCGGATGCAAGATTAGTTGCCATATTCATGATGTCTGCTTCAGTAGTGGCGTAGTTGTTACCCAGATCTACGATGGTGCTGCCCATCTTTTTATATTTTTCATCTGCGGTCATGGATGTGTCTGCGGCCAAGCCGGTAATATTTGCGAATTTCGCGATAGATGTTGCTGCATCTTCTGCCGACAGGTTTGTAGAATTACCCATGTCGATCATAACGCGGGTAAATCCTAAGACGTCTTGAGTCTTAATACCTAACTGTCCGGCAGCTTCTGCAACCTTAGAAATCTCCGTTGTAGATGCCGGAATCTCTTTTGCCATGCTCCGGATTCCATCTTCCAACTGTTGGTAACTGTATACGCACTTGCCGTTTGCATCAAATACTTCATCTGATGTTTTTTTGACACCAGCAAAAGCAGATTCAAACTGCACTGCTGCCGTCCCGGCTCCGGCCAATGCTCCGGCCGCCGCCGTGCTGGCTACTTTCAGGTTCTGGCCAACTTTTTCTGTCCCTTCGCCGAATTTTCCAAGTCCCTCGCCAAATGACTGAATGGCTGTCTTTTGATTTCTTAATTCCTCTGAAGTCTTCTTGATCTCATTCCGGATCTCTTCCTGTTTGATCTTGGATTCCATCAGTTCCGTTTTTAATTCTGCGTACTTTTCGGAATCCTCTCCAACTTCCCTGGCGCATTCATCCAGTGCATCCTGCAAGATCTTCGTCTTGTCTGCAGCTGCTTTTGATTCCTGTCCAAGAAGTTTCTGGCGTTCTTTCAAGAGGTCTGTTTTATTCTTTGCTCCATCCAGTTTTGTTTCGTTCAGCTGTAGTTCTTGATCCAGTTCCCGAATCTTACTATCTGCCTGTCCAACAGCTGTTCTTAGCTGTTCTTCTGCTTCCGCTTGTTTCTTTGCTTCTTCTGCTGCTTTCAGCTGCTCCGCAGACAGCTGTGTCTCTGCGTTTCTTTGTTCTTCCAGTTTTGCAGATGTCTGTGAGAGTTCTTGTGAGATAGCCTCCTGTGCTCTTTTTGCGTCCGCAAGTTTTGCACTCCAGTTATTCGCTTCAATCGAGTTTTCCCCGAATATGGCTTTTGCTGACTCCATTTTCCCGGTCAACAATTCTACTTTCTGGCTGCTTGCTTCCAGCTCTTTCTGTAAGAGTTTCTCTCTCTTTTCCAGAGTGTCTGTTGACTCTCCGGTGCCTTTCATTTGTGTTTCGTTCAGTTTTAGTTCCGCACGTAACGCTTTCAGTGACGATTCTGCCTGTTTTAAACCGCTCGTCAGTTCTTTCGTATCCGCCCGGAACTTCACGCTTGCTTCTCTGTTACTTAATCAATCACCCTCTCTCCAGCATCTGTTCTTCTGCATATGCCTTCCACGCTTCATATGCATATTTATCTTCCAGGATCGTAAGCAGGGAATTATATTCCGAATACCAAAACAAATCCTCGCTGATTCCATTCATAATCACGTAATAGACGTACATGTCTTCCACGGTTTCAATTTCGAACCGTGGAAGTCTTAAATAACCTTTTGCTTTCTTACGTGTTACTCTTCGGAATCCGTCCCGGAATCCTGCTTTTTTGACGGCGAATACATCTCATTAATCACTTCCATGTTCTTTCTCCAGTCCTGGTCCATATTTTCGAAAAACTCTGTAAACGACATGCAATCTTCGTCCTGATTTGCATTTTTGTAGGCAGCATACAAAAATTCCGCTACTTCAAGTGCGTCTTTATCATTTACACCTTTTACTAAAACCTTACTTAATGTCTCGTATGATTTTTTATCACTTTTTCTTAATGTCAACATAAGAATAGGAGCGGTGGACATCGCCACGCACTCCCCGTTCGCAAGTTCGTATTCCTCATAGTTAATCTTAGGATTCTTCATCTACATCTTCCTCCTCGCCAAGAATGCGTTTAATTAGTTCTTCTTTTTTGCCCATGGAATCAACTCCCATTTCTTCTGCTTTCTTTCTCAGCTCATCTACCTTCATCTTTTCGAGTGTAGATCTGGTAAACTCGTTCGGAGCTTCTTCTGGTGTTTCTGTCTTTTCTGATGTTTCCGGATGCTCTGTAGCTTCTGCTTCTGCCTCTACTGCTCCAGCTTCTGGTTTGGTCGCTTCCGATGTCTGCACCTCTTCCGTCTTCTCTTCTACCTTTTCCACCAGTCCGTTCTTTTTGGCATTGATTTCTTTGTATCTTTCTTCCGACATCTCCAAAATTTCGCCCGTAAACCGGATGTCACCTGTGTATTTATCTCTGAATTTCTGTTTTACTTTTACTTTCATAGTTTTCCTCCTTATACTACGTCCGCTTCGACAAGTTTGCGCGAGAACTCTTCCATCCACTTCTGTTTTACGGTTTCATCCTTCAAATCGCCTTCAACAGCCTCATACAATCCTTCTCCATATTCATCCGGCATGATTGCAAATTCCAGTTCCAACATACTAATGTCCTCAGAATCGTTATCAACGCTTCTTGATAACGCCGTCTGAATCGTACAATTTGGATAGGCCTTGTGTTTCGGGTTGTTATCCTCATCTAAAACCTCTGCTGTAATGCAAGCTACTGCGTGTAACGAATTCATACCGTAAGCGATTACCCCGTCTTTTAATTCGGTACGGTTCATTCCATGCAAGTCAGCCAGCATATCCTGTGGAACATATGCAGATACTTTTGCAGTCCCATCACCAGTTCCTTTGGTTCGTGTCTTTAAGATTCTGGAACCGCATTTTTTTGTCATGGTTTTGCACTTCATTTCTTCTTCCAGTTTTCCCACGCAATCCAGAACGTCTGCCTTTGTTGCAGTTCCGATCCGGATTCCAAGCTTTTTAATTTCGACTTCTGTGAAGTCTGTTTCTCTAATTCCAGCCATTTTATGTTTCCTCCAATCGTTTTACTAATTTGTCAATTACCCCGTTCACAATCTCATCCCCGGCTTTTTCAGCACCACGGAACATGAACTGCTGATCCCCCCGGTGACGTCTTGTATTCGATCCATCGTCTGGAAAGTACAGGTAATGATAGTTGCCTTTTGTGTATACCTTTACCGCAAGATTTTCCCCCTGTATCCGGAATGGATCCGTCTGTGAGGCTGCTGTTTTCTTTCCGTTCCATGTTCTACCGGATACCGGCAAGATTGCCCGGATATACTCTTTTATCTTTTTCCCACCCTCGTTCGCCAGATAATCATTTATGATCTGCTCTGCAACAGATCTGTCGGAATATTTTTCGATCGTTTGTGCGACCTTATCAAATTCTTTTGTATCCAGGTAAAAATAACTCATCGGCTACACCTTTTTTCCGTTTTTCCAAATTCCATCGTGCAGATTTCTACAATGCACTCTCCTGCTTTCTGCACATAATCGTATGCCGTGTCGGTATCTGAGATTTTGAATCCAAGTGTTTTCATCTTTTCGATCACCTGTTTCTCCAAGTCTTCTGGGATGTACTCTTCTTTCACTATCGCAACGAAATAACGCCTGGTTATTCCACCCTTGCTTTCTGACTTTCCCGTTCTTCTTTTTCCGAACACGATGCAGTCCCAGTTCTCGCGTCCTTGGAACCTTCCGGCACCGTAATATACATCCGGCACGATCTCTTTTAAGGCTTCTTTAATTTTGTCTTTCAATTTTCCTTACCTCTTCCAGATAGAAATACAACTCACGGTTTTTCTTATCGTGATCAACGTAGATAATCGCATAGATCACATTATTAATTACCACATTATAATCGCTATCCGGTGGTATAAGATCCGGGGTTACTATCTTAGTTGTCAGATTTGTTCCGTGCTGTTCGGCAAATTCAATGTCTTGCTGTCTTTTTGACTTTTCTGTGAAACACAAAAAGCCCAGATATTCTAAATCATCTAGGCTTTTTACATTCTTTTCCACGTCTTTTTTGCGATAAATTTCGGCAACTCCATCCCCGTAATCATTCAAGATATTCCTCGCCATATTTTACCTCGTATTTATGTCTTGCTGTAATAATATCGTTTCTGTAATTCTTATCGAATTCACATGCTATCTTGTTCCACGCATACCAGCTATACTTTAGTAGCAGCATTCGGGCGAATCCCGGTTTCGTAAAATCCATTTGATCATCTTCATGCATTCCAAGTTTGTGCATCATTATTCCAATGGCATCTTCCGTTATATCCGTAATTTCCTTCTCTGTATCATCATTCGCCCAAGTTATCCGGCATTCTCTTTTTACTGCTGCTACAAGTTTTGCTTTTTCTTCTTCGCCCATAGCTTATGCCGTTACAACGGTATCCGCAGTTTTTACAGTTACATATGCCGGATCCAGTTTGCTAATGTCCAGGACAATCGCTACTGTGTTATCGTATGGGCGGCCATTTCCGTGAAGCTTAATCTTATATGTTCTCGCATCCTGAAGGAACTTGAATTCGTCCGAATATTCAATTTTTCCGTCTTTACTTTCACCAAGCCCGAAGAAATACTCTTCCGGCAGACACAGGATAGCCTGTCCGGTTTTCACTTCGTTCGATCTCACAACTTCTGTCGGGAACGGGAATAAATCTCTGGCGTATGTTCCGCCTGTTGTCAGTGCCGTAGTTGCCGGCATGATCTTGTTGAGGTAGTCTACCTGGTTGCAGATCATCAGCACTTCGTCAAAACTTCTCATACGTCCTTTTTCTGTGACTGCCAATTTTGCCACAAGTGGTCCATAATTTGCTGGGAGGAAATTTGTTACCTGGATTGCTGTTTTTTCCGGATATCCGGTTGATGTCGAAAAGCTTACTCCTTCATGGATATCTCTGTTCAGTCCGACCGGTTCATCTTTTCCACTTCCTGATACGATTGCTTTTTCGAGTGCTACATATAACGCCTCTTTCAAGATGGTACGGATATAGTTATCCAGGAATGAAGGTCCGAGATCCAACATATCCTTTGGGATTACCGCATAAGCTGTCAGCTTCAGCAATGTAATCTCTACGCCCTTAAATGCAGATTCAATCTCCTGTGTAATCTCGCCATTAATCTGTCCCCAAGCTGCTTTCTGTCTTGTGTGATCATTTAACAGCCATTTTGTGAGATATTTTACATTTTGGAATGTAATCTTTTCTAACAATGGATGTTCTTCCAGCAGATTTCTGTACACATCCTCGATAATAGTTTCCGGCATTCCGCCATCCGTTGTAATCAGATCTGTAAACGCCTGTTTCGGATCACTTGCCTTTCCGGCTTTTGCAAGGTTCTGATAGAACTCTGTCTCTTCGCTCGTGAGCTGTCTGTAACCTCTCTGAGCAAGTACATTCGTATCAGTGCTGTACATCTCAAAGTCTGTCTTTACTTTTTCCGTAATGGCATCAATTACCTGCCCCCAGGCTTTTTTCCCTTCCTCTTCGTTTCCGCTCTGCAGTGCGCTCTGCAGAGCCGCCACTGCCTCTCTCTGTTTTGTGTCCGCAATGTTTCCTAACATTCTTTTTTCTCCCTTCTTTTTACATTGAAAACATGTTAAAAAATGTCTGCATAGAGACATCTTTTTCTTCTTTTTCCGGTTTTGTCAGCTCTTCGAATTCTTTCAACTGATTTGAGAAATTTGACTGTTTAATCTTATCTCTCATTTTTTCAATTTCTTTCGAAGACTGCATCGCCTCGTCAATCTCTACCGTAGTTTGGCCGGCAATCTCATCAATCACGCCGATCTCCAGAGCTCTGTCCGGATCAAGCAGTGTTTCCTTGTCCATGATGTCTTTTAACTCCTCTTCCGTGATCTTCCCGCCACACCGATTCATGAAAAGAGATCTGGAAGCTTTCATCCATGCATCCAGCTTGTCCGCCTGGTTCCTGAGTTCGTCCGCATTGCCTACGGCTACTGTCCACATATTGTGAAGGACCATTCCCGTTCCCTCCCCCATCACGCGGTGATCGCATGCCTGGAGAATCGTAGCAGCGATACTGTTCGCTACTCCGTCCACATAACCCGTCTTGTATGCTTTGCAACGTTTCAGGTTTGTGAAAATGGCAGTTCCTTCTTTCACAGATCCACCATCCGAATTGATATACAGCTCAATAGTGTCAGAATCTGACACGCCCTCTAGCAATTCTCGGAAATGGTTTGCCGAAGTCTCGGACTCGTCATATTCCAATGTCTTCCAGTTAAAGTCTCCTTTCGCTTTTACTTCGTCATACAGATAGATTTTATGCACTGTCCCTGCCTGCTGATGTGCAAAGCAAATTCCACCGATCTTATTCATCCTCCTCACCCCCTTTCACAGCTGTCCTTGTATCATCTGTTTCCCTGAAGTTATTCGTAACGTAATACGTTTTGCTCCACGGTGTGTTTAATGGTACCAAGCTTAATTCCTCCCTTGCTTCGTCTGTATTTATGATCGCTGAGCCGATCAGCTTCCCTACATTGGCCGCAGTCTCAAACAAATCTCTGTGTTTGATTCCTCCGGTGTAACACTGATAATAATTCCCGTTCATGTATTCATAGACGGTCGCGCGCTTATTCAGCACTTCCGAAATGGTATTTGCTAACGGGTTCACGCCAAACGTCAGGAATACGTCACACACCTCTTTCAGGTTCGTGATATTTCCCATCATCATTGACATTGGAATTTTAAAAGCCTGTCCGACCATCTCAAAAATGTCTTTGCGTATATTCACGAAATCATCGGATGTCTTCGGAGATTTTGTGGATTGCTCTTCCAGTATCCCGTCATCATACTCCACGTACGTAGCGTATTCATTTTCCATGTAGTCTTTGATATTTTTGGCAACAACTTTCTTGAATTGTTCTTGGAACTCATCATCCCCAGCTTTAATTGCGTCTATCTTATATTTGAACTTCCTTCCGTTTGTATCCTTGAAAGTTCTCGCTGCTGTTTCCAAAAGTTTCCCGTATTCCCGGTACACTCCATCAATTAGCGTCTGTGCACATTCGTCCTCCATCCGGAACAGATATACTTCCTCCGCCCGGAACGTCCGGTTGAGCTGTAAGCCCCCGGGTAATACAACACCACCGTAGATATTCCCTAAAACCGGTCTTTCCTGCACGACCGTGAAGTCTTCTGCGCAATGTAGTTCCCCATTTAGTTCGACCACCAGTGCACCTTTTTTCGATCGTGTCATTTTTCGAATTACTCTGTGCCAGAAGTAATTGCTGTTTTCATTTTTGTTCGGTGCTACGTTCAGCAAGTAATAGTCCTGGTCTTTTACAGGTTTCCCTTTGTTGAACACTCTCATCTCTGCCATGCTGATTGCATTTGCCAGATAAGAGCTCGCTGTATAGATCGCCAGTTCCTTATAGTAGATCGATGCGGGTATATTTACCACGACCGTTTCTGTATTCGTACCGGTAACCTTAAATACTTTTTCCAGGAAGTTTTTTACTCCCATGTTCCGCCTCCTAACATACTGTTCCTATCCTGTTTTTTATAATTCTTCTTTGTTTAATTCTTTCTTCATCTGTGACTGCTGCCACGAACGCTTTAAAACCGTCCGTTTTCCGTGAACGCGGCTCTATTTTTTCATATGTGACATTGCCTTTTTTGTCTGTCACCGCTTTTGAGTTCCATGTGTACCAGCGCATGATCTTGCTGGTTCCCCAGGCGATCAATCCACGCGCGAACATATACCCAATTACCGGAGCAACTTTCATTTCGTCACTCGGTCTAATCAGTTTCAGATTCTTCTTTTCATCCGAAAAACCTATTTTGCCAAGTGCTTCTCTGAGCCATGTCTGCCGGAAGTTATCCATCACCACAGATTCGATTTTGTATAACTTCGATTTTTCCAGAAGCCAGTCTGTCACATACTCCGGATCTATCTCCACGTCGTCCACCATCGTCAATACTCCTTCTTCTTCAGCTTCTTTCAGTGGGTATTTGATCCTCGGAAGATCTCTCGATTTCTTACACACCCACGTATGATGCATCCAATATCGTTTATCTCCGACTTTGAACAGCAGCCCGGCGGCTACAAAATCATTCGTTTTGGAATAATCAATTCCGGCTACGCAAGAATGATTACGAAGATCCGGGAGACTTCTGGTTGCTTTTTCTAGGTTTTTCCAATCTGTCACACAATACTGCGTTTCCCCTGGCGGCCGGTTCATTCGTTTAGTCATGAATGACGTGTGATTTACCGGATCCAGCTTGTACTCTTCATATTCCATCCGCATTTCTGTCAGGAGGGTTGGGAAGTTTCTCAAGGATGGATTTGCTTTCTGCCATTTTTCCTCATCCTTCACTTCTTCCGGATCGTCCAGCCAACAGATGAACGGCAGTTTCCCGTTATCCGGAATCTCTCCTTTCAAGATCTGTAGGCAAGTTTCCAGTAATTCATCTAGCGGGCCATCCCGGATATCCCCCTGCGTGGATATGACTGTTCGTCTCGGAAAGTCTTTCTTTCCAAGTCCTCCAGTCGCTACCTCGATCAGCTTATAGTCCTTGTATGCATGGTATTCGTCAAAATCTACTTTCCCCGGTCTGCCTCCGTCTTTTGTGTCCGGTGCACGGGTGTGGTATTTGATCTTCGATCTTGTCCGAATGTTGGTGATACATTCCAAATTCCACTTGAACGTATTTTTGAAGAATCTTTTGTTGTCCTCCAAGATGTTATATATATCTTCGAATGTCGTTTTTGCCTGGTCCTCTGATGTAGCGAATATGTCGATGTGGTATTCTTTCACTCCGTTAACTGGTGTGACCAACGCAAAATCTTCAAACGCAAGATATCCGTTCTTTCCTGCCCCGCGTCCAACTAAAATTATCAGATATGGGAATCTCAACTGGCCGTCTTCTCTTTTATACACGCAGTTGTGCAAAGCGAAGCAGAACTGTTCCCACGGTAACAGCTTGTACGGGAAGTACTTTTCCAGTCCCAGGTATCTTTCTAATTGTTCTTTATCTACATAGACATCTTCCTCCGCGAATACTTTTTCCACAAAATCGCAAAGAAGCAGCTGCTCCTCGCAAACAACTGCTTCGTCACTTCTTACGAATTCAATATACTGGTCAATCTGTTTACAGATCTTCATCGATTACTTCATTTCCTGTTGGTTCATCCGTCGTCAGTCCTAACTCCTTCAGGATGCTCAACATCTGCTTTTCTACAGCCACCATATCTTTCACAGACTGGTTCTGTTTTGTGATCTCGAATCCGTTTGCAGAAAGTGTCTTGTACGACACTCCACGTTCCTTTATGTCCTCTTGTAGAGCCTTTTTTGTGTCGTAAAACTCCATATAATCATCAATTATGTCCAAAAAATGTGCCGTTTCTGCACCTTTTGCACGTAATTGTTTGATTAAACTGGATTTAATTTTTTCTTTGATTTCGTCCATTTCGCGGGCTTTTTTCGACTTTCGCGCCATATATTTCACCACCAACTTTTTTCCATTTTTTATCACGCGCGAGTCAGCGCGGTTCAGGCGTGCCCCCTACCCGTTGTAAGCGTCCCCCACAGATTTAGGGTATAGGGGGTACCGGGGGTACCTTTGTAAAAAATTTTTCAGAATACATTCCATCCACATCGTCCAACACAATGAATCTGTTACAGCAGGACGTTCGAACCTCCAGAACCTTGTGTTCCTTCTCTCCGAACAGCTTCGCATATCCATATGCTATTGCTCTCCTGTATCCGTGTCCCGTAAACGTAACACGATCTCCAACCTTTATCTCTTCTTCTACCATCGTTCTTCATTCACCTGCTTCACCTTCCTGTACTTCATTCTTTCGTGCGCTCTGTCGTGACAGTCATGACAGAGTGGTATCAGATTCCTGTACTGCTTTCCGTTGTACTCATAGAACTCACACAGTGCAAGCTCCGGATGCGTCTTGACGTACTGTACGTGATGCACTGTCTCAGCTCTTGATACTTTTCCTTTCTCCTTGCACCACTGGCATTCATGATGGAACTTATCCAGTACATTGTTCTTTAATGCAATCCACTCTTTGCTCTTATAGAATCGGTACAGCTTATTCTCTTCTATCAGTTTCTTTATCTCTTGTTGTGTCCATTCCATAATTGCTGGAACAGGATTCGAACCTGTGTCCTCCGGCTATTAAGACCGGCGTGCTCCCTTTCCGCACCCTCCAGCTCCACTATAACCGGCAGTCACAACGTCTCTGATCTACCATCAATAACGTCTTGTGTCTGCCTTTGTAACAGCACTCCCAGTGATATTCTTTTCCCTGATCTGTGTAGATCCTTTTGCAGAACTCACAGTCTTTACACTTGGGAATCTGCTTCTGCCCTTCTCTTCTATTGCTCATATATCCAGGGCAACTTTCTTCTGCAGGACAATGTTCTTTCTTGCTAAGCTTCCAGTAATGTATGCAACCTTTATTCTTGCACGTAACTATCATAATTCCTCCACGCAAAAGAGCACCTGGATTTCTCCAAGTGCTCTTTCTTTATCCGTTATTTACTTCCTCGATGAACTCTTTCATCATCTTCGTGAGCTGTCCTGCGGCACTCACTCCCGCTTTCTTGCAGGCTTCTGCATATTCGTCCACAACTTCTTTCTTGAGTTTGTAGGACTTTGATACCCAGCCTGCCTTCTTCTCGTATCTTTTGGTGGCAATCGTCTGCGCTTTAGGATTCCCGACCGGCATTATCTTCCCTCCTCTTCTTAAGTTCCGAGGCTATATCTATCATCATGTATGCTGATGCAAGCATAAGCAATACACTACTATAGATGTTCTTTCCGGATCCAAAGAATATTACAATCGCCGCAAACAAAAACAATTCACTGAATCTTATTCTTTTCATATCCTGTCAGATGGGTTATAATCTTTACAAGAGGTAAGGGCTTTCGCCCTTTCCCCTATTTGAGAGCTGTAATCAAGCTTGCTAACCCTGTCAAGAATGTTCCGAGCGCAATCAGAAATTCTATCAGTAGCTTTATTGCAGTTCTCTTTTTCTTTCGTTTTTTCTTTCCCATCTGCATCTCACCTCCTTATGTATATATAATATCATATGGTGCACCATATGTCAACAGTTTTATGTTTCTTTTTATATTTTTATTAACTGCTGCCACCCTTCGGGTAAATATCAGCACCTCTGTTTTACTTCTCTATGCATAAAAAGGATGGCCACAATCTCTCGACTGCTGCCACCCTTCGGGTGAGTATGTCCTTTGTTCTTTTTTTCTTGATGTTACCATAATAACACACTTTCTTGTATCCTGAGTCCCCCTCTTTTTAAATTTTCTTTGACATCAGGTAATAGAACTTCCTCCTTCGCTCATAATACATCTTTTTTCCGCATGGAATCTTTTTGGAATCTCTTAAGTATCTATATGTTGCATAGTCTGTTGTAACCCCTTCCAGAATCCACGGATAGATTACTGCGTCTGCTTCGATTGCTGTCTGTTCAATCCGTTTACATTTTTCCTCCAGCTCCATACGTTTAATAGCCAGGTGTTCCGTCTGCGACGCCTGGCTTGGACTTCCTTTTCCTTCCTGACCATATTGCATGGCTTTTATGGTGTTTGTAAGTTCTGCAAGTTCCCTTCTCCATTTTGGATACTGTAAGCAATGGTATTTTATCTCCAAAAATCTATTCGTATCAATACCGTACTTATCTTTGTTGATTGGTCTCATTTTCAACTTTAAATTTCCTCCCTGTCCGCCTGTCTTTTATTATCAAGATATCAAATCCGAACAGACTTGCTATATCCTGTAGATCGGTCAGTGCTCTGCGCATGTGGTAGGGCATCTGGTTGTCCTTTCCGTGATTCACACATTGTTTTATACATTTTTCAATTTTATCTTTGCACGCTTCACAATATTCTTTCGGTCCATACATATCTTGCATCGCCTGTCTCATGTTATGTTCGTACGCTTTTGCCGTTCCGCCTGGTCCGTCACATCCTGCGTATATTCTTATTGTGTAATACGTTGCGCCTATCGGCATCCCGCATCCGTCACATATATGTTGTCTCATTTCATTCACCTACCACAATGCTCTCTTTCTTTTACGTCCTTTTACGTATACTGTGCAGTTTTCTACCGTGCACCCTCTGCTACGTCCTTCTACTCCAATATAGTTACAACCACCCAAGCCGGTTCTGTATGCTCTGTAGATGCACGTCCTGCATTGGTGCCTATCTTCATTTGGTCCTGCTTCCTTGCTCCTAACTTTTTTCTCACGGGGTTCTCCTTTCTCCTCCGACTGCTGCCGTCCGGCTTTTGCCGGAGGGAATCTATATCAACCGGTTGCTGTCGTGATACAATTACCGGCAAGTGCAAGCTATTCTATTTTCTCTGCCAACCAATCCAACAATCTGGTTATCATCTTATACATCCTCGTCTTTTTCAGCTCTGTTTTAAGCTCATCACAGGCTCTTACAAATTCATGCTGATCATCCTCACGTTTTTTCATATTTTTCATATTTGCAAATCGCTTTCCCCGATATTTCCATATGCCAAGTGCAAGCAGGACACTTTTCGTGTCATCTGCCTGCTCCTTTCATGAATTGGTTGTACATCTGTTTCTTCCATCCTGTTTCCAGTGGTGCTGGTCTACGGTTATGTTCGGCCAGAGCCCTTATCAGATCTTCGAATTCTGCGGCCGTCTGTTCCGAAAGCTCTTCCTTCAGATTGACGTTGCTCATCCAGCTGAATCCGTATTTTTTAAGAATGTCTTTCCTCGTCATTTCCTAACCACTTCCTCCTTCTCCAGTCTTTGTATCTGCGGATTTGATATTCTAACCATGATATTTCCTTAAATGATTCTTCGGATTCTTTAAAATATCTGTTTATTTTCACTTTCTTCCCATCCGGTTTTTCTATGTAAATTATTGCTTCTGTATCATAATCTCCATTTTTAGGATCTGTGAGTAACTCATCACAAACTATTTTGTCCGGTTTATCCGCCGGTGCGTATGGCATCGTGATCGGATACATCGCATCATATATACTTCCGATAAATCCATTGTGGTATCCATAATTAGGATGATTGCGATTAACACAGTAACACCTATTAGTGTCTGAATACTTTATTTCTCCATTCGGAGTTACTGTTTTAAACAAGCTACTCATTCTCGAACACTGATATTGTTTTCCTTTCTCATCTGTCCATGATCTTTTCCACATTTCCTCTGTATCTTCTATCGGAGTCAGTGGCTTTCCATCGATCAGTCTATTCAAAATCTGTTTTGTGAATCCGATACTCATACCACTGTGACCATCTTCGCATAAGCTCTCAAATGCCTTTAATGCACTTTCGTAGCAAGCGCATCCATAATCAAATTCGCCTTCTTTTCTATCCGGATTTTCTCTTTTGCATGCGATTTCAACTTCATTTTTTGCCCATTCTTGTAAACTCATTCTTTATCTCTCCATTTCTTTTGTAAGTACTTCATGCCAATCTTTTGGGTGTTTCTGTATCATGATTTCTTTCTCCTGTCCTCCGTTTCCCATTTACACATATCCCACCATTGGCAGAATAAGCAGCATCCCCAGCATTGGTTAGTACGTGCCATTATGAGCCAGTGTTTTAATTTTTCTTTTATTTCCATGCTACTCGCCTCTTCTTATGCATCTCAGAAGATCTTCTACACCTTGTGTGTATCCTTCTTTGTATTTCTGGGCTTTTTCAAGCTCTCTACTGCACTTGACACTTGCTTCATGCTGCAATCTATTGGCCGTTTCTTCCATCTGGTCGTCTGGTTCTTTTTCTTCTGTCTCTTTCTCTCTTGTAGAGACTTTCATCTCTTCTATTTCTCTTTGTTTTTCTTCCAGTTCTTTCTTGAGCGTTCTTATTTCTTCGCAATCCGCATTGTCATTTTGTCGTTCAATTCCAAACGTTGCCAGCATCGCATTATCTATATCCTGTATTTCCTTTTCTGTACATGTTCTGATATACTCTCCGAATCGGTCAAGATAGGCGAATGACAGTTTCTCACATATTGCTACTGATGGTGTCATGCACATAACTTTTACATGTGTCGAAGAAGAATTCTCTTCTTTATTCGTCAGCCATGCTACTTGCGCACAGCCGGTTTCTTCTATCACTTCTGTCGCTGATACTACGACCGCTGGTGATTTCTCTCCTGTCTTACCTTTTTCAATATAGAATATATCTCCTTTGTATACTTCCATGTTATTTACCCCCCCCCTGTGTTTATTATTGCTTTGAATGCCGTCGGATCATAATAGCCGGATCCGTTCTTCTTTATATCATTTTTCATCCTTGTCAGTACCTCCGCCCCGTTTTATAATTTCAATCGCATGATTTATTTCTACGTAATCCGAACACGTTCCAAACAGTTCAAATTCTACGGCGCTATCTTTCAATTCTTCTATCACTTTGTCCGGATCGTATGCTGTAGTATAATTTTTCAGTATCCGAATTTCTATTTTGCAATCCGTTATGTTTCTCTCAAGCTTCCGGATATTTTTATCTATATCATATAGATTTTTTCTTGGTATTTTTCTTGATCTCCATTGTTCAATTATTTTTTCTGTGTGTTGTATCTCTTCTTCAATTTTCTTTATTTCTGCATCGGTATCTATCAGTCTCATCTCATCACCTCTTGTAGTTCTCTGTTCCCATAGTACAGAGCGCATTCCTTACATTTGTCTATCAGTTCTCCTCCACCATTGCACGTTCGCAAGCCAGCGCATCTATCTTCTTCGTATCCTGGATGCTCATATTGGTGTGCCAGATAGCAGTTATCAATTCCTTGTTTTACTGTTATGTTCATCTCTATTATTCCTTTCTTTGTGGTTCATCCTCTTTCATATATATTTCAATTTCTTCGCCACACGTTCGTATCACGTCTACCTCGCTTTCCAGTAATAATATGCTTAAATACTTTCTTGCATTTTCCGGTTCCATTCTGCCGATGCAGTCTTTCTCTTTGTTGTAGATGTTCAACATTTCTCTATCATCTATTTTTTTCAGTAATTCTTTCAGTTTCATTCCCGTTATCTCCATCTTCGTTTTTTTAAAAATCAAATACTATTTCCGGTGCTTTTATAAATTTCGCGCCGCATTCCTCTGTGTTCTTCCGTTCTATCTTTCTGATCATCTCTGTTATCTCTTTGTCCGAGTCTTTACAGTATGCGTATCCATCCGGTGCATAGATGCCTTTTACCTTTCCGTTTATGCGATCCAGTATTGTTTGATAGCTCATGTAGTTCTGCCGCGCAGCTTCTCTTGCCGATTTATAGAATGCTACGATTTCGCCGTCTTGGTTGATCTTTGCTACCTTGGTTGCTCTTCCGTTCATCTGTCCAGTTTTTTTGGATAGTTCTTTTTTGGTGATTACTCCTATGTTCCCAAGTATGTCGTCAGTTTTAATTCCATTCTTGTGATACGTTACATATCCTTTCGGAAGATCTCCGATGAACGTGATCCGCATCAGGCTCATGACTACTACCTCTTTCCTTTTCAGCTTAATTAGTCTTTTTCCCTGATTATTCTTCTTTACATACGATTTTAGGTGCTTATACTTCCCATTCCCTAATTTCTTTCGTATGTCTGCCCAGTAATTAATCTGGTATATTCCATCATAACCTGGAATATCGTACCAACCTTTTGGGTTTACATTTTTGATCCTCATAGATATCACGCATTCTTTTGTAACCATTTCAAAAATTCTACCAAATACGTTTCACTGTCCGGAGCATGCACGTACTGCTTATCATATGTTTTTTTATTTCCATACGCTTTTTTATTTTTTTCTAACAGATGGAAATAGCAGCTATCTCTTTTCTCTTCGCCGTTCCATTCCATTATTCGGTCCGGATATTCAGTAACCACAAGCCTGCTGCCGTCAGCGAAATCGTATTTATAATAATTTACATTTATGTTTTTATCTGTGTACCATAATCCCCAGTCTTTATAGTTTCTCAGCCATTCTTTTCGCTGATCATTATTCTTTAATCTTGGAAGTTCTGGCTGTTCCGGTTCTTTTGGTGGATTCATTACCGTGTCCAGATCATTGGTATATCCGGCCAGTGCCGCAATCATTACCTTGTACGTCCGCACCCGGATGTCATTGGTATCCATGTGTCCTTTCGCCATTTCCAGATAGTTCCTGTATTTTTGATTTTCTTCCCTGGCAATATCAAGATCTGTTTTCCCGGATTTCTTTTCATGTAGTTGTGTCTCTTCCGGAAGTCGTTCCTGCGTTTCTTCTTTGTCCTGGTATCTATATTCATTTTCTTTCTCTGCAGGTTCTTCTTCCAGGCCAGATACTGCATAGGTGTCAGGTGTTTCAATCTCTTCGGTTTCTTCGCTTTTTTCTTCCTGTTCTTCATTTTTCTCCTTTTTTTCCGTTTCTTCTTTTACGTTTTCCTCCAACACTTTTTTGATGGCTCCTGTTAAGTCAAGCCAATGAAAATTTCCTCTGTTTTCGTTGTCTATCCACAATTGAATATATCCGCAATACATCCTTATTTCCCCGACATCTTTCCCGTCAGTTCCTTCAAACACCCAAGTTCTTCCCGATACTCCCGGATGCAGATTTTGTTTTATCAGTTCATTGCACATTCTTATATTCTGCCCTATTATCTGTTCCGCATTTTCACGGAACCAGTATTTGTATGTGCTCACCATTTCTCTCGCTACTAATTCCAGATACTCTCTTTCCTCTTCTGTTGGAACGCGTACCATCACTACTTCATTCTGATCAGAATTTTCTTCCGGTGTCAGATTCTGACACGCACCGTCATTTATATCTTCGATGCTCAGCTGACCATCAATTTGTTCTTCTGCTTTTTTCTGCTCTTCGGCATATTCTTTCACATCTTTGTATGTCAATCCCTTTTCCCGGTGATGCTCCAGCATATCCTCCTGGATATCCTCGGACATCTTGCTGATCTCGTATGCAGCCGAAAATGTTAATCGTCCTTCTTTTAACTCTTCCGTGAATTCCGGGATCAGTTTTTTGTTGATTGACTCAATCTGTCCGATCTTGGTGGATGATACCTGCATCATGTTGGCTATAACATCCCGCAAACGTCCGCTGTCCAATTTGTAACCATGAAGTGTCAGTCCATTCTCTTTCATGTATTTCAGTGTTTCTTCCAGTGTCTTCTGCTCTTCCAGGATATCTGCTACCGTTTTATTCCGGTACGTATTTGCTATGATTAACTGGATCATCTCTTCATGCTCTTCTGCAGGTGTCTTGATCTGGCAGGATGCTACAGAGAATTCTTCATAACCTTTTTCTACCAGGAGTGTCAACGCTCTCCATCTTCGTTCTCCGGCTATGATACGGTATTCGCCACGATCGCATGGATCGTGGACCACCGTCAAGTTCTCTAATAAGCCTACGGCAAGGATATCCTGTGCCAGTTGTTCGATATCCGGGATAGAGTAGAAATTCTTGTCATTACTGTACATCTGCTTAATTGCAATATCCTTTGTCCGGAATCTTGCTTTTGTTTTATTGTCTTCTGCTGCCGCCTTTGTCTTATTGTTCAATGCGTCCATTACGTTCCATCCAGTAGCCATCTATCTATTCCTCCTTACTCTTTTCCAGGATGCTCCCTTGTTCTTCTTCCGGTTTTCCGATAGACTTCTGGTGGTTATTACTACCGGATCGTTACTCTCTTTCAGTTGTTTCCGTATTGTCCTAAACCGGCTGTTCATCCGTCTAATACTGTCGTTCATTTTTTTCCTAAAGCATCGTGTTGCAATCGTAACTCTTTCACGCTCTTCCTGCGTCAGGATGTCTTCTATCGGTTTATTAATTCTACATATTGTTTCCAGTACGCTTTCAGGCAATCTCAGTCCTGTCTCTATCGGTTTCATTGGATTAAAAACTGGCATGTTCATCTGCTTGTCCAGGAAGGTGTGTGTGTTCATTTTGCCCGGATCTCTTAAAAGCGCTGCCAGGATTCTTCCTTCTGGTGGGTTACACCCGTGAATCTTCTTGTATAATTTCTTCGCCTGTCTCTTATTCATCCTGTTCGCCCTCCAGATTTCTTAAGAGTTCATACGTGACTGCTCTGTAGTCCTGGGACGCTATGCATCCCTTAGAGAACTTCGGGAGCGGTACATGTGCGATCGTGGATTTTTCCGCTACTACAGATCTTCGGATCACTGTCTGGAAACAATCGTGTCCGGAATTTTCTTTTAACCACTCTTCTACCTGCAGTGTTGTTTTGTTCTTCTGTCTCATTGTGATCAGGACTTTCATCCGAATTCGATCGTTAAACTTCCTGATGCTTTCCAGCTGTTCATCCATGTTATCGGCAGCTTCAATCTCGAATCCTCCGAGTTTTACCGGTACGACCACAAGATCTGCTGCCACCAGTGCATTCATCACCGTCATGTCCATGATCAGACCACAATCAATAATGCAGTAGTCGTAAGCAGCTGCTACGTCTTCTAAATCTTCTGCAAGTCTTAAGATCTGGTTTCCTTCCTCTGTCTTCATCAGGTACATATTAGTGGCCATCAGATAACCGTTGCACGGGATAATGTCTATCCGGTCATATGGTGTCGTCTGGATCAGTTCGGATGTAGTGTACGTACCACCTTCCCGTTCATGGTTCTCCAGCAGATCCGGAAGTCCTCTTCCTTCCGGATCATATACCCCGTAGAGCATAGATATATTCCCCTGCTGATCAGCATCAATCACCAGCACTTTCTTTTCTTGTTCCTGTCCCAGAATATAGGCAATGGATGCGGCCGTCATAGTCTTGCCGATCCCGCCTTTCTGGTTCATTACTGCGATTATTTTCATGATACTTTTGCCTCCTGTTCTTCCGTTCTCTCCCATTCCATCAGGCTTTCTGTTGCCCTTCTATAGCACTCTATCCAGCTTTCATCACTTTCTACTTTCAGGATCTGTTTCTTATGGATGCCTATCCCTTCAAAGATCTGGATACTTCCTCCGTGGTTCAGTGTGAATCTTGTCTTCACCCGGAGTTCTCTTCCCTGTTTGATCATGTTATATACTTCATAGAACTCTCTTATGCTCTGCCGTTCTCTGTCGTCCATTCTTCCACCTCTTTCGGTGCTCTGCGTTTCAATTCTTTTATTTTGCCTTCGTTCCAGATACTGTCGTTTGGTTCCAACATTTCCATCATGTTGTCTAACTGTAGATATTCTTCCAAGACTGTGATTGCGTCTCCGGCCGTATAGCAAGAAGCTACGTAGTGTCCGTTCTTTGCCATGTCGTGTAGAAACTCTATCTGGCTGTCCTGATGTCTGCCGGTCCCGTATTTCATTTCGATATACAGTCCGATGTATACCCCTTTGGCATACGGAAGATGCAGATCGGATACTCCGGACTTTACTCCCATACTCTTAAGCTTTACCGCTTCCGCTTTGTTCCTGCTGCCGCCGTTCGGGATGTGATGCAACCATTTCAGTTCCGGATAACGGTTCTCATTCCACGCCGCCCAGTTGCATACGTGAATCTGTTCTGTATCTTCACTTCTTCTCATGTATTTAAGCTTCATCCAGTTCCACCTCTTCCCAGTTGAATCTCTGTCCGCATTTCGGGCAGTAATTGCATAGGCGCTCTTTATAATTCCCTCTTTTTATTGCGCAGATATCTTCTCCGCAATTCTTGCATTTGTAGTTAACCAGATCCTTAGTCAGTTCCAATATCTCCGGCTCTTCACATTCACACGCTACCTGTTTCTCTACTTCGTCCATGTCGTGTGCTTCTCCTACATCCAGTACCAATACCGGATAGGAAAACATATCAAGCCAGTTTCCGGCTTTTATCTGGTACTTCTTTCGGTTCTTCGTGTCCACCACCATCACACCGAGTTTTGCTTCATCCGGATATTCGCTTAAGTATTTCATCACCTGTCTTACGGTTATGCCCATTTATCAAATCCTCCTGTTTAATTTAATCATCGTGTATCTCCTGTATTTGTACCCTGTCTTCGGGTTAATACCTTCCCACATCCTTGCTATGTAGTAGCCTTTCTTCGGCTTTATTTCTTTTTTCCACCTGTAGAGCTTGTCCGGATGTGGTTTTGGAAGCGGCATATTCTGGGATCCGTGGAAGTCCGACTCTTTAATCCTTGGTTTGGACTTCGTGCCATCTTTCTTCGTTTCCGTGGTATGCTCGTCTTTCGTGAGGTATTCTGCAAGCTTCAGCATATCCTCGCCGTAGTAATCGCTGTCTTTTATCTTTGTCAGCCACGTGCCGCCTTTATCCCATGCGTTCTGCACAATGCTGGCGGTATCTCCAACCTCTTTAATCACAAAATGAATATGCCATGCTCCCTTTGTTCCTCTTTCGATGTTCCGCATATAGAAGTTTTCATAACCTCTTTTTCGGATCTCTCTCCTTACTTTCCGCATCGCTTCCGCAAAATGTTTTTTTGCCTCCTTCATTGTTGCCGGTCTGTTCGCTACTTTGTATGTCCAGGTGACCAATAGATCGTTCGGTTCGAAGTATTCCAGGAGACGTATCTGACACCGTTTCGTCTTATTCCATTTATTTACTCTTGCAATGTCTTCTTTTGTAGCTTTCTTCTTTTTCTTTCTTGGTAATCCCTTCGCCCCATACTTCCCGTCATGGTACTCCTGTACGATCAGGACATCTCCTTTTCTCAGCTTATATGTCACTCTTTTTATCATGCTGTCGGTCCTTATCTTAATATCTTTATCAAGTGCTTAACGGGGGTATTGCCCCCCCTGATTTGTTCCGGATATTTGGCGAAAAGACGGCAATATGATGCATTGACTTTCCCGAAAGTTCGTTCTATAATTTTTATAGATGTATTTGACTTTTACCCCGTGGTTGTGAGGTTTGGGAAAATCAATGCATTGTGTGCCTTCAGGAGCTTCACCCAGTTTCCTGAAGGCTTTTTCTTTTATGATGCTTTCGCCATCTTTTCTTTCATGCACCTGACAATGAGATCTGAAAAATCACGAATGATACGCTGGATCTCATCCTGGCTTTTATCTTTATACGCTTCATCTGATATATGACACGTACATCCGTTTGTTACGATCGTCTCTACAATCATGCTATGTACCTCCTTTTTATCTATATATGCTCACTTGCTTGTATCTGTTGTTGCTTTCTTTACTTCCATACGATATCTAATGGTCCCGCTGCTCTGCAGTAAAGCAGGAGCAAGAGCCATATTACTTCTGTAATCAGTAGCGTTGCTTCAATCTCAATAATCTTGATTGTTCTGATCACCTTATTTTTCCGGATATGTCTTTTCATATTTGTTATCCCTCAATTCTTTGTGTCCAGCTTTTGTCCTGCATGACCCCCATTACAGCACCCATTCGGATTAGTTCTTCCCTCGTCATTTTTCTGTTTTTTCCTGTTTTTTCTTCATTGTCTTCTGTAAATATCCGGTGTTTTTGGATAAAGCATTCGAAGAAAAAGTCTTGTTCCTCCTTCCATAAGTCGCAGTAAAATTCGTGCTCTATACGAATTTGTAACGCTTCCGCTTTTGTGCATTCGATTATTCTGGTCGTTCTCTTTCCAGTGCCTTTTTTGTATTCGTACATTTTCTTTTTTATTTTCTTTCCGAGAATCTTGTACCCTACCTGAAGTAGCAGTCTTCTCTCAAATTCCCCATGGAACGTGAATTCATACTTTTCTTCTGTGTCGTCTGACAGTTCCTCTTCTTCCACATTGTACTTTTGCATCAGCTGTTTCAGTTTCTTCTGAGCTGTTTCTTTTTCTCCTCCAACACCCTGTTCCGCCAAGTTTTTTAGTTTCTTCAGGAGATCAATTTTCTTTTGATTCATCATTCTCTCTTATTTTCCCCTTCCGTCATTATGTTCTGGATTTTCTCGATTTCGTCGCGCAGCTCTCTGGTAGCACATCTCAGATTCTCTTCTGCATCGTCGATGTATCTTGAAGGATATTCCCATTCGTCCAGCATTCTCAATACGTCGTATAATGTCTGCTGCATCTGTGCTTTCTCTACCAGATCCGGAATAAGTTCATCTGGATCCTGTGCTTCTTTCTTCGAATATGGGTTTTCTTCCTCCGATTCTTCCTGGCTTTTTGCCATAATGCAGAGTCCGTTACGCTCGCTTAGTTTATATGCGCCAACCTCTCTTTCGAGATATTTTGTTATCCATCGGCTACCAGCGCAAACATCTACTTTTTTTCCTGCAGACAGATCTATTATGGAAATCGGTGTATTTTTACATATCAGTCCGGTGTCCAGATGCATCTTGACGATCTCTCTTACTCTTTTGTTCATGATGCGTCACCTCCCATCTTTAAAGCGCACCGTGTGCATGCAGCCCCATTCAATCCATTGTAGAGAATAAGAGCTTCGTCTTCTGGTCTCTTCCAACACATATCACCGCAGATCGGGCAGTGGATCTTTCTCCATCCTTTCTTACCGTTTGGTATATTGTCTGCTAATGGCATGCACAGCCATCCGCCTTTGTCGGTTGCTTTTCTCGGCTGTATGGTTGCGGTGATGTTTTTTCTTGGTCTTTCCATCATTCTTCCTCGCTTTTTTTCTTTTGTATTCTTCTGTTCCACTCTTCAACAGCTTTGTCTCGTTCATCTTTTGTGATTTTCAGCTCGCCATCTTCAAGTGTGGCTCTTAATTCATGTACCCACGGAAGACACGTTCCACATTCCGAGCATTCGATTCCAAATGTAAAACTTACATCATGATGAGTGGATCCATTGGCTATTGTTATCATGTTTGCCTTTCCACCGCAAAACGGGCATGGCATCAATCTTTCGTTATAATTCATCTGGTTCACCTTCTTTCTCCTTTTCTTCGTTACATACACCCCTGACGGCTCTTGCGAATTCCTGGGTGTTGATCATTGCACTTCCTGTATTCTGTAGCACGTTTATTTCTTCGCAAGCTTCGTTGATGAACCTTCTCGTCTCTTTGCACATTTCATCTACATAGCTGTCTACAATTTTGAAATAATAAGCGGCTAATATTTTTGTTGTTGCAATCGAAACCGCAATAGAAGTCGTGACGCAGGCTATTGCCATTGCTATTACCATTTTTCTTTGCCCTCCATTTACGCTTGTCCTCCTTTCTACCGCTTACGCGGTTTTCTCAATTGTGTAGGTAATTTCCACCTTTTCCTGTTCTTCCAGAAGAGATATCAACACCTCAATGATTTTTTCCATATCCGGTTTCGTATTCGCCACCTGCTTTCTATCTCCTTGGTTTATGTTTATGTGTTACAGTTTGTACTTGTTGCATTCTCTATGCCGGTTCTTTTTCCTGCTTGTCCATGTCCGCTCTGATCTTCAGGATCTCCATGTTGCTCTTCGCGATCATAAACGCCTGTGGATCATGTGTTGCCAGATGTTTGGCTGTTTCTACCATTTCAGCGATTTCTTTCTTTTCTTTTTCACTCATTGCTTTTCTCACCTCTTTCTTCCTTGCTTTTGCCTTCTCTTACTTCGTTCAAGATCTGATGTATCAATGCTGTCTGATACACGATTTCTCTTGCCATCAACGAATCTGGATCTAAGCTCACCTGATGTTTTCTTTGTTTGCTTTCTTTTAAGAATTCATTTCTTTGAATTTTTGCAAAACGCGAAAGCATTTCGTAATCATTCCGGCTATCTGGATTTTTCATTTTTAATGCTTCTTCTATGCATTCTTCATCCCCTGTTACACTTTTCCCGCAGTTCGGGCAGTAGTTTGCTTTTCTCGGAAGTCTTGCTAAACACTTATGACATTTCATATCTCTCACCTCACTTCGTCCTGTTGTAAATCTTTCCATTTTCTCCTATACTTGCTTTATTTTTCTCATTATGGTAAAATTTCCCATAAATTAAATTAGAGAGAAGGGTTTGTTATGAGTAACAATCACAGAGATTTTTCATCTCCATTAGCTGATTTGGGTATCCAGAAAAACTTTGTCACTCCCGCCATCACGGATTTGAATTCCGTATTTGTCCATCTGGATTTCCCGAAATTATTACCAGAATTACTCGAAGGTTGTAAAGTGTCCGAGTCCTCTGATATCTTCAAAAAGATTTCAGAAATTGGCGGACTGTTTGATGATTTTGGAGTGAATTCTTCATTCAAAGCATTTGAATCTTTTATTCCAGGGATTCAGCAAGTACTTATTGATTTTGAGGAGTCTAGCGATCTTCCTGATGATGATTATGTAGTCGTTGATGAAAATGCCGTCAAAGTTTTTGATCTGACTGGTAGTGTTTTTGTCCCGCTCGGAAACTATAAAGTTAAGATTCATACATGGACCTTGATTGTTCTGTTGTTTGGTATATGTAAATTTCCTTTCACGCAGTATCAGAACTATCAAAACTATCAACAAGCTAAGCAGACAGCTGAGTATCAAGAAAGAATTTTGGAAATCCAAGAGGATACTAACAAAACTCTCCATGATCTTGTTGATTCCATCGACGCTACAAATTCTTCTCAGCAGGAAGCCATTGACAGCTTGTCTGATGCTACAAAGCGTCTGCTTGATTCTTCTCAAGTGCCTTCTGCAGTTTTTCAAGATCCTGAATCGTCTGTTGATCATTCTGCAGTGACTCCTGATAATAATCGTGAATAACTGCATAATTTTTTGTGTCTATTAGGCTTGCCCCTATAAAGACTATGCTTGTTGCAATAAAGAACAAAAACAGGTCGCGGATTGTTTTTTTCATTTCTTCGATCTGTTTTTCTAATTGTTCAATCTTTTTATCCATCTCTCTTCACCTCATTTCACACTCTGTTCTTTTACGAATATTCCCGGATCAACTTCTAGTGCTTCGCAAATGCTTAGAAATTCATCTGTCCTTAGTTCTCTTTTTCTATTCTTGTCTCTCACGCTTGCGTACAGCAATTTATATGAAACTCCTGATGTTCTGGACAACTCCGAAAGATTAATTCCATTCTTTTTTAAGAAGTTCATCATTTTGTTTGTCGTTCCTTCTATACGCATCTTCTCTCACCTCACATTACATTAGTTTGTTGATATACTGCAATTATATGTTGAATATCATCTATTGTCAAGAGTTTTTGTTGATTATCAACATTTTGTATTGAATTGCGCTTTACGTTGTGCTATGATGAACCCAGAACGAAAGGAGGTGCACTGATGAATGAGCGTATCAAGGCCCTAAGAAAAGAGCTGAATCTTACACAGCAAGAATTTGCTGACAGATTAGGAACATCTCGTGGAAACATTGGTTCATATGAAGTCGGAAAAAGTGCTCCTAGTGATGCAGTAATCTCTCTCATATGTAAAACTTTTCGTGTCAATGAGGACTGGCTCCGAAACGGAGGAGATAGCAATAAGATGTTTATTGAGCTTTCGCCAATGCAAGAAGTCGGTTATTATGTTGAGGATCTGTTGGAATACGATGGAAATGGGAATGCATTTTACGATGCGATCATCGAAATGATGAAGACCTATCATTCTCTTGACGATAAATCTAAGACTGTGATACGTGAGTATTTCAAGAACGTAGCAGATGGTATAAAGAATAAAGAGGAAAAGGCTTAGAGCCTTCCCCTCTTTTCCAGGTACCTATATAAGATAGCGTAGAGTTGCTGGATTATTTTGTGATCAGAATCATCCAGTTTTGATAATAAGATTTTTAACCCCTCCATATGTAACGCACCTCCGCTCTGTGAACATTTGTTTGTGCTTTAAGAATCTTATCCTTTCCTCTATTAAAGCACTTATTTTACAAAAGCTGGTGCATTTTTGGAATTTGTCCGAGTTCTCGGACACTTATTTGTACTCTGATTCATACAGGTCGGCAATTCGGACTTTTAATCCTTTTGCCAGCTGCTCCATGGTATCTAACCGCGGTATTCGCCCTCTGGACACTATGTCCGACACGGTTGACTTTGGGACGCCTGTAAGAATAGATACTTGGCGGATGGTTAAGTTTTTCTTGTTCATTAGTTCGTCGAGTAATATTTTCATACTTATAATATGAATCTTTTCGTCTTATATTATATTGGTGTAATTTTGGAAAAAAATTATCAAAAAAACTAAAGAAAGTGGGGCTTTTATTATGGCTTTTGGAATGAAAGATGTTTTAAACGGTGCAAAATCAGTAGCAGGTAGTAACCTCGTACAAGGTGTATTGAATAATTATAGTGAAATGACTACTGAAGATATGCAGAAAGAATATGGTATGTATTTGATGGATGGAGAAGAAATCACAGTCGGATTCAAACTTGTGCGTGATGCACTTATCTTCACCAACAAAAGAATTATCTTTACTGACAAACAGGGTGCAACAGGAGTAAAAATGCGTGTAAAATCTATCAATCTTTTCTCCGTTGTAGATGTTACCATGGAGACTGCAGGTTTTGGATTCGACGACAGTGAACTTACTTTTACATACATCAAGACAGCCGACCTCAAAGCACACGAGGTTCAATACGTATCTCACAAGTTAGAATTCCCGAAAAAATATAATGTACAGCCATTATATAAATTACTTCAGGAGCTCGCTTATAATAACTGTTTAAGAATTAATGGTTTAGATTAAATAAAAAATCCCCGGTGTTACCAGCACCGGGGCATGAGAAAACTATACGGTACCGAAGCACGTACAATACCCCCACAACCAAGGATATTGTACCACAAATTTCCAGCACCGTATAGGTGTTATTTTTATACCCATTTTTGCGTAACATAAAAAAAGGAAAGGTGATATGAT